TTTTTCCCGGCACAAAAGAACGATGAGCTACTGTTTCCTACCGTAGTTATAAAAAACTACGGAGAAAGATTTTCACTACAGAAGGTCAGTTTCCCGCTTGCCCACACCAGTATGTTTCGGCGAATCGGCTTTAAGTGGGCCGAGACTACGCCAGACATGAAAACAGATTTCTCCATAGGGTATGGGCGGCCAACTACAGAAAGTTCAGAAGAGCTTTCTGCTATTTTAAGTTTGGACAAGAATACCAGGCTCATCAACATCAGGGACATTCACAGGGTTAATTGCTCTGTGGAAGAAATTTTGAAATTGCTAGGAGTGATGTAATTTATGGCAGATTTTGACAAACTCATTGAGGGCTTTGAGGAAACCGTCGAGAAGCCTGTCAAGAGCGCCAAAACTGGAAAAAAGCTGACGACAAACGTGGCAGTCAATGAGATCGTAAATGCAATCATGAACATCGTCTGCCAGACGAACGCAGATGCAATCGTTGAGGCAACGATTCCGCTCGTAAAAAAGCGGATTGAAGATGAAATCGGCGTCATCCCGAAGCGCATCGAGGTGAAGACTGAATTTCAGTCAAAAACTGTTGAAGGCGCTACGCACGAGAAATTCGAGGAAGTGCTGCGCATGGTCGGCGCGGACATCCCGGTATATCTCACCGGAAAGGCTGGCACTGGTAAAAACGTTATCTGTCAACAGGTGGCAACAGCCCTGGGGCTTGATTTCTACTTCACCAATGCCGTCACCCAGGAGTACAAACTCACTGGGTTTATCGACGCGAATGGCAAGTACCATCCGACACAGTTTTACAAAGCTTTTGTCGGAGGCGGCCTGTTCTTTCTTGACGAGATGGATGCAAGCGTCCCGGAGACGTTGATCATCCTGAACGCCGCCATCGCAAACAGGTACTTCGATTTCCCGGTTGGGAGAGTAAAGGCCAATCCAAAATTCCGGGTTATCGCCGCTGGCAACACGCTCGGAACCGGTGCGGACATCAACTATACTGGTAGGTATAGCCTTGACCGTGCAAGCCTAGACAGATTTGCGCTCGTGAACATTGACTACAGCAGAGTTATTGAAAATGCAATCACTGACTCCAATGACGACCTAGTGAACTTTGCCCACCATTTTCGTGAGGCCACGGAGGCAGCCGGTGTTGAATGTCTCTGTTCATACAGGGCAATAACCATGATCTCGAAGCTTGAGAAAATCTTCGATAACCTCGCTGAAGTCATGGAGGCATCCCTTGTCAAAGGGATGGACAGGGATAGTCTGCACATCCTTCAGAAGCGCATCTCAGACATGGCCGACATGAGCGCCAACAAGTACGCGAAGGTCTTCGTGAGTATAGTATAAGGAGGAATGAACATGGCAGTACGCAACTTTTGGGTCGAAGCAGATATTGACGGCTACAATTCCACACCAGCAGGTGGGCCTCGCAGGAAAGACGGAGGCATGGACATAACTGTATATCAGCGCGAGGACGGCGGAATTAAGACCGCCGTCCAGATTTTTTGCAGATCATTAGGGGAAAAGCTCATTACCAAAGTTGAGATCAATGGTAAACTTGTCGGTAAATTCGAGACGGCAAGATAGCGTTACTCTATCCCGTACCGAAGTAATTTGGAGTATTTGCACTTCAATAGCGTATCGCCGTCTATCGCATCGTATTTGGCCTGTTTAACCGCCTGTGTTCGATTCTTCGCTCAAAGACATAAAAGTGTTCGGGTAAAATTATCTTCGTTTAGAGAGCCTTTTATTTGCCTCTGCGCGAAAGCTGATTATGCGAGTCGAATTTCCTCCGAGCTAAGGTACAGCGTAGACAAAGTAACCTCCCTTTCCAGTAATAACTCTTGACTTGTACGGCTAACAGTGCTAGTATAGTTCTTGTGTTCGGTATGGCGTACATTCGTACTTTTTGCCATACACACCCATATTCTAGTACGGGAAAAAGTATTTGTCAAGAGAGGAGTAAGCGAATTGACAGATTACGGTAAGAAAGTAAAAATTGCCCTCATCCAGAGAGATATGAAACAGGTAGAACTCATGAAGGAAATAAACAAGCGCACCGGCCTAACGGTTGACGACAGCTACATGAGCAAGATCATGCGAGGTATACGGACTCCCCCAAAAATCATCAACGCAATCAACGAAATCCTGGAGCTAAACGCATAGGACACTATGCGCCCTCGTCAGTAAGCAGGCATTTGCAGATGAGAGTTTTCATCTGCGATAAATGCCAGACGAAGGTTACTGCGCCGAAGAAAAAAGGGAGGACTTATGTCGGACATGTCAAACACATGTGGTGTCATGTGTGCCGCGAAATCACGCCGCACACACAAATAGAAGAATAATTTTTTTGTGGACGTTGTTCGGTTTTTCGTTCGCAGAGAGGAGGATGTTCGTGGGAGAATTGACATTTCAAGAAAAAGACCACAAGTATTTCCTTGACGGGAAAGAAATCCCAAGCGTATCAGAGCTGACTCGTTTCATCTCAAGAGAGATTTACGGAGAAGCTGATCCTATCGCTCTGCAAAGAGCAGCAGAGAAAGGCACGGCGGTTCATGACGCGCTTCAGCAGCTTGACGAAACAGGCACGGTTGAAGTGCCGGAGGAGTACAGCGGCTATATCCAGGCATACATGAAGTTTCGTGAAGAGCATAACGTCGAATGGGAGAAAGTCGAATGGATGCTCACAGATGGCGTATTTGCCGGGAGAATCGACAGATACGGTCTTGTTGATGGAGTCCCATGCATATTGGACTTCAAAACCACGTCACGCATCACAAAGGAGCATGAGCTTCTTTACAGCGTCGCCCTCACGCTTTACTTCAAGCTCGTCCGCTTCAACACAAAAATCGCGGACAAGCTCTACGTCCTTCAACTCAAGCAGGATGGAACATACAAGCTCATTGATCTCCGCTTTGCAATCGAGTTGGCAAACAGCTGCATCCTCATGCACTACGCTTTCATCGACGCAAAACAGAAAAAAGTGAAATACCCTTGCCGCAAATGCGTTTACCTTGATGCGTGTGGTGACAAGATGCGCACGGAACCGTGCAAAGGAAGACGCGAAGCGCAGTAACTCTGTATATAAGACTGAGAATAAAAACTAGATATTAACTGCTAGTGTAGTTCTTATTCTCAGTCTTTATACAGAGTAAGAAAAACGAGAAAGTCGAAAGGAGTTTTTTGTGATGGAAGAAATCGTATTGGAACAGGCTGAGAATACACCTGTTGCTGCAAGTGAACAGGTGGCAACTGGTGAGGGAAAGCCCGGTAATGAAGCGCTGGCGACGAAACAGCCGGAGTCTGCTGCACCCGTGGCAATGGGGAACATCCTGGACAGCCCTGAAAGTTTCCTCCAGACCGCGAAGATGGCGAAAATGCTTTCCCAAGCGAATATGCTCCCTCGCACGTTCGCAGGGCAGCCCGGAAACTGCATGATCTTGATCGATATGGCAAAGCGGGCGGGCATGTCCGTCCTGTTCGTCGCTCAGAATCTCTACATCGTATCCGGCAATCCGAGCTGGAGTGGTCAGGCTTGCATCGCCCTCATCAACAACTGCGGGCGATTCACGCCCATCAAATTCGAGGAGGAATATGTTTCTCCAGAGGAATGGAGCTGCACCGCATACGCCACAGAAAAGGCCACAGGAGAGGTTGTGCGCAGCACCACGATTGACTACCGGCTTGCGAAAGAAGCAGGTTGGTATGACAAGAACGGGTCATACTGGAAGAAGATGCCGATGCAGATGGCCCGATACCGGGCGGCGGCGTTCTTCGCCCGCGTCTACTGCCCGGAAGCGCTGTTTGGTCTCTATACCGCCGACGAGCAGCGCGACATTCACGGCTGGGACGAGAAACCTGCGACATCGAAGTTCACGCTGGGAGAATGAGCAATGGTCAAAATCGGCGACAAAGTAAAATTCAAGCCAGCTTTTCTTCGGACGTCGTATGAAAAGGCGGCAAGTCCAAACGTCGCTCCAGTGATCGGCACAGTGGTGTATATCGACCCAAAACACCGCTGGTATCGGGTAGAATACAGCGTTTCACCATATTATGGGCCACTGCATGAATGTATCAATTTTAACGGAGGGAATTTCGATGCTGAAAATTGAGAAAGATGGCATTTACATTGCAAAAAGAGTCCGCAGCGGGAGCGGAGAGCGCGGCGACTGGCAACTGGTAGCAGTTGCCGACGAGCAGAACGAGAAAAGGACGGTGACAATCTTTGTTGAGAACGTCCCGTGCGGCGCAATCGAGAACCAGCAGATCAAAGTGAAAGATATCATCTCTGTGAAGATCGGCTGGAAGAAAGACCAGGCTGGCCAGTGGAAGCCGGAAACCACAATGTCAGCAATCATTGAGCCGATCAAGTCTGAGCTTGACGAGGACTTCGGGGCCGATGAGCTCCTGGAAGGGCCTACGCCTTGGGATAGTCCGGCAACGGTAGATGATTCCTTCGACGCCGACTGGGATAAGCTGCCGTTATGATAGTCCCATGTAAAGACTGTGGCAGCCGAGAAATCGGTTGCCACAGCAAGTGCGAAAAGTATCTGGAGTTCAAAGACTTCAATGAGCGGAGAAAGAAAGAGCGAGAGCTCGACAAAAAGTGCAACGATCTGAACTTTGACTCCATTGCAAAAACAATGAAGAAAAAGTATGGAAATCCGAAGTGGAAAAACCCAAGCGGGCATCCATTTCAATTAAGCGCGAAATGAAGGAAGAGCGCATGGAAACGCTGAAAACTATAGCGGAAATCGGTTGGGTATTAGTAATCATTTCCCCATTTGTATGGAGATACATTTTTAACAAATGGGATAACAACAAATAAGCATGAAATGAAGGAGGGACACAATGGCTATGGACAAGCTTAATCAGCGAATGAAAATCGTTGAGTACATGCGAGATAACGGTGGCATCACTTCTCTCGAAGCGGTTGAAAACCTTCATATCTTGCGGCTTGCCAGCCGCATCCACGAGCTTGTAAGACTCGGCTACGACATCGACAAGGAGATGATCTACAAAAGCAAAGACGATGGATCAACGATCCATTACATGAGGTATACGTTACTGGGGGAGCCTGCATGAACGAAGAAGTAGCTGTAATTATTCCTACCTCTCCCGACATGGCCCAAGCGTTTCAAAAGATTTTCCCGAACGCACAGATTCGGAGAATCAAGCGCAAAGAGCAGCCGCCGGAACAGCCGCAGGAAAACAACGAGCCAAACGCTGAAACTCCTGTGGAACGTGAAAGGCTTCTGAAGAAAATCATCGAATTCTGTCAGGAGAGAAAGTCCCCTGTTGACGCCGTGCGTTTCTTCAACTACTACGATGGTCGCGGCTGGATGGACAACAACGGAAACAAAATCACAGACTGGAAAAGGAAAATCATAGCCTGGGAAACCAACGGTATTATGAACAGGCCCAACAAATCGCAGCCGTTGAATAAACAGGAAGATTCCAGCCCGGAAAAGCTTAATAAATTGCTGGAGGACTTAGATAAGCTATGATCTACATAGGTATAGATCCCGGCAAGTTGGGAGCAATGGCGATTCTTTGGGAGGACGGGAGAACGGAAGTTATCCCGTTTTACCCTAAGAACTATGTACTGGCACTCTTCAAAGTCACAAATACACTGAACAAAAATATGTGCAAGTGCTGTCTCGAACACG